ACAGAATCATTACCTGTTTCATTAATTGGTATGAACCAAAATTTAATGAAACAATATTTGGAATTTGTTGTTGATGGTTTATTATATAAATTAGGTTGTAGTAAAGAATTTAACGTTGAACAACCTTTCAAGTTTATGGAACAGATTGCGGTTGAAACAAAAGGTAATTTCTTTGAAAATAGAACCCTTGAATATCAAAAGGCGAAATTGAACGAGACAATTACTTTTACGGATGAGTTTTAATAAAATATTATATTTAATATGATGTCATTAAAGATTAAAAAAAGAGGTGGGGAAAAAGTATCATTTAATCCTCAAAAAATTTACAACCGAGTAAAAAGAGCGTCAAAAGGACTTAATGTCAATTCTGATGAGATTTTTATTAAAGTGATAACTTCAGTACCAACTGAAGGTTATATCACAACAAAAGAGTTAGACAAATTAGTATATGAGATTGCTTCGTCATATACAGGTAGTCATCACGACTATTCAAGATTGGCGTCTTCAGTTGCTATTTCAGCGTATCATAAAGATACTGTTGATAGTTTCAGTGAAACTATGCACACACTACACACTGAAGGTGTTGTTCACGATAATTTAATGAGTATTATTGAGAAATACGGACCAAGTAATATTGATTCAGTAATTAATCACGACAATGATTATAACTTTGACTTTTTCGCTTGGAAAGCATTACAAGAAATGTACTTGTTGAAATTACCAAATGGTAAAGTGATTGAAAGACCTCAACATATGTATATGAGAATTGCGTTGTGGGTGACTGATACGTATGAGGAGGCAGTTGATTATTACAAGTCATTGTCAGAACAACGTATATCTAAAGCAACACCAATTATGATTAACTCAGGGACATTGATTCCTCAGTTAGCGTCTTGTGTATTACATTACAATAACTCAGATTCAAGACAAGGGTTGTTAGGTACGTTAAATGATATTTCAACATACTCATCTGATGCTGCGGGTATTGGGTTATGTATGTCAAACCAAAGAAGTAAAGAAAGTCGTATTACGACATCAGGTGGATTTGCAGGTGGATTGTTAAAATACCTTAAAATAGTTAATGAATCATTAAGATTCTTTAACCAACAAGGGAGAAGACCTGGTAGTGCGGCTATCTATATCGAACCTTGGCATAAAGATATTTTTGATTTATTGGATATCAAAAAGAATACAGGAAAAGATGAATTGAGAGCAAGAGATTTATTCACGGCATTGTGGATTCCTGATAACTTTATGAAAGCGGTTAGAAATAATGAAGATTGGTATTTGTTCTGTCCTAATGATATTAAGAAAGCTGGGTTAAAGGCGTTACAAGAATCTTATGGGACTGAATATGAAGAAACTTACGCAAAGGCGGTTGAATTAGGGTTAGGTAAGAAAGTAAGTGCTAGTGAGATTTGGACTAAAATTATTGAGTCACAAATTGAAACAGGTGTTCCTTACTTATGTTCAAAAGATAATGCGAACAGAAAGTCAAACCACCAAAACATTGGGGTGATTCACCAATCTAACTTATGTGCTGAGATTTTCCAATATACTGATGAGGAAACTACCGCAATTTGTACATTATCATCTATGGTATTGAAAAACTTTATAATTGATGGTAAGTTTGATTTCAAACTATTGTTTGATGAGGTGAGAAAAGTTACAAGAACTTTGAATAAAGTAATTAACATCAATAGTTACTCAACTGAAAAAGGTAGAAAAGGAGGGTTAGAACAAAGAGCGATTGCGATTGGTGTTCAAGGATTGGCGGATGTGTTTTATTTATTAGATTATGTATTCACATCTGAAGAGGCGAGAAAATTAAACAAACAAATTTTCGAAACAATTTATTTCGCGGCAATCACAGAAAGTAATCAATTGTGTATTGAGGAAAAATACTCACCTTATGAGTACTTCAAAGGGTCACCAATGTCAAAAGGTGAATTCCAATTTGATATGTGGGGAATGACTGAGGAGGATTTATCAGGAATGTGGGATTGGAACTCATTAAAAGAAAGTGTGATGAAATACGGTGTATGTAATTCATTATTCACGGCTCAAATGCCTGTTGCGTCTTCGGCAAAAATTACAGGTTCATTTGAAATGACAGAACCCGCTCATTCGGCGTTGTTTAACAGACGAGTTGTAGGTGGTGAGATTTTGATAGTAAATAAATACTTAATACAAGACTTTGAGAAATTAGGGATTTGGTCTGAAGATTTAAAAAATGATATCATTTTAAATGAAGGGTCAATTCAAAATGTTAATTTCAATCATTATCTTGATGTTGAGGATAAAAATTACAACAAGAAAGTTAAACGTATAGAACATTTAATGTCTAAGTACAAGACAATTTGGGAAATATCACAAAGAGAATTGATTGATATGGCGGCTGATAGAGCTCCTTTTATAGACCAATCTCAATCAATGAATATCTATATGAGTAACCCAACATTGTCGAAAATTACCTCATCTCACTTTCACGGTTGGGAGAAAGGGTTAAAGACATTAAGTTACTATATCCGAACTAAAGCGATTTCGACGGGGGCTAAACACTTAGCGGTAGATATCTCAAAAAGAGAAAAACCTGTAAAAGAAAAACCAACAGTTGATGTGATACCACAAAAACCTCAAGATTCTGAATTTGAATGTTTTGGGTGTTCATCTTAAAAAAACCGTAAAATTTAAAAACTCTCGGCACTGTCGAGAGTTTTTTATTTTATAACGTTATACAAAAAATTTATAACGACATTATATTTATGTTATATGGCAGAAGGATTAACATATGGTATTAATTTTCCATTTAGGGATTCGTATGATGGTAAATATTTGGATTTATCTAATACGAATAGAGAAGAAATACGCTCGAATCTAATTCATTTATTATTAACAAGAAAAGGGACAAGATATTATTTACCTGATTTTGGAACAAGATTATATGAGTATTTATTTGAACCATTGGATGGACCAACTTTTTCACAAATAGAATCTGAAATTAGGGATTCAGTTAAAGAATATATTCCCGGTATTACAATTACTAAATTAGAGATAACGCCAGCGTCAGAAGGTGAGGAAGATAAAGGAACGTTTGTTAATGGTAATGATGAACGAGTTTTTAGAGTACCAGGTATTGGAACTAAAGAACACACTGCAAAAATTAAAATTGATTACTTGTTAAACGATGATGCGTTCAATTCAAGTGATTTTGTTATTATAAATTTATAATATGGCTAATAAAAAGATTTCGTATACTACAAGGGATTTTCAGTCAATAAGAACTGAGTTAATTAATTTTACAAGAACATACTATCCTGATTTAATAGAGAACGTAAATGATGCGGCGATATTCTCTGTGTTCTTAGATTTAAATGCTGCGGTTACTGATAACTTACATTTTAACATTGATAGAAGTATTCAGGAAACTGTGTTACAATACGCACAACAAAGGTCATCAATATATAATATTGCAAGAACTTACGGATTAAAAGTTCCTGGTCAAAGACCTTCAGTTGCTTTAGTTGATTTATCAATAACAGTTCCTGCTTATGGTGATAAAGAAGATTTAAGGTATTGTGGTATATTAAGACGAGGTTCTCAAGTTAATGGTGCAGGTCAAGCCTTTGAAACTGTTTATGACATTGATTTTGCATCACCAATTAGTGGTGATGGGTTCCCTAATCGTTTAAAAATCCCTAATTTTGATTCAAATAATAAATTGATTAACTATACGATTGTTAAGAGAGAAACGGTAGTTAATGGTGTTACAAAGGTATATAAAAAAGTTATAACGCCTAATGACGTTAAACCTTTTTACGAAATATTTTTACCTGATAAAAATGTTTTAGGTGTTACAAGTGTCTTATTAAAAGACGGAACACAATATGGTAATGTCCCATCAAATCAAGAGTTTTTAGGTTTAGATAATAGATGGTATGAAGTTAAGGCGTTGGCTGAAGATAGAGTATTTGTTGAAGACCCAACTAAAGTTTCTGATAGTCCAGGTATTAAAGTTGGTAAATATATGTCGGTTACTGACAAATTTATAACTGAATTTACACCTGAAGGTTATTTTAAAATGACATTTGGTGGTGGTAGTCAATCCGCTGATGAACAATTACGAGAGTTTGCGAGAAATGGGTATAATTTAAATTTATATAAATATTCTAACAATTTTGCGTTAGGTAGTACTTTAAAATCAAACAGTACATTATTTGTTCAATATCGAGTTGGTGGTGGCCAAGTTAGTAATTTGGGGGTTAATGTTATCACACAAATTGGAACGGTATCGTTTTTTGTTAATGGACCTTCAGAGTCAGTTAATACAAATGTTGTTAATTCATTATCTTGTAACAACGTTACCGCTGCGATAGGTGGTGCTGATTACCCAACAGTTGAAGAAGTAAGAAACTTAGTTGCGTTTAACTTTTCAGCTCAGAATAGAGCGGTAACTGTTAATGACTATGATTCGTTAATTAGGACTATGCCATCACAGTTTGGTGCTCCCGCTAAAGTTGCGATTACTGAAGAAAATAACAAAGTTATTATTAAAATGTTATCATATGATGAGAATGGTAAATTAACTGAAATTGTTTCAGATACATTAAAAAACAACGTTGCTAATTACTTATCTAACTATCGAATGATGAATGACTATATTTCTATTCAGGTTGCTAATGTTATTGATTTAAGTTTTACTATTGATGTTGTTTTAGAAAGTAGTCAAAATCAAGGTTCATTAATAACTGAAGTAATTAATATAGTTTCAGACTATTTTGAACCTGGTAATAGACAAATGGGACAAAACGTGAATGTGTCAGAAATTAAGCGACTTATACAAACAACTAATGGTGTTATCAGTGTTGCTGGTATGTTAGTATTTAATAAAGTAGGGGGTCAATATTCATCATCACAAACATCTCAAAGATATTTAGATAATGATACTAGAGAAATTGAATTAATTGATGAGACTATATTTGCGGAACCAAGTCAAACATACCAAATTAGATTTCCAAATAATGACATTAATATCCGAGTTAAAAATCTATCGGCAACTAATTTTAGTTGATGATTTATTTTGTAAATTTATCAATTATCTTTTAAAAATAGTATATAAACTATTTATTTTAAAAGAAAATAATGTCAAATTCATACAGAATAAGAACAACCGTAGGTGTTGATAAATCAATTAGAGTTAAGTTAGACCAAGATTTCGAATCACTTGAGGTGTTATCAATTAAAGTCCTTCAAAGTGATGTTTATAATAGACGATGTTCTGATTATGGTGTCATCATTGGTAGGGTAAGTGTTAACAATGGTTTTGGAATTCCAAATGCTAAAGTTTCAGTATTCGTACCATTATCTGATGTTGATGAAACAAACAATCCGATAATTGCTGATTTATATCCTTACAAAAATTTAACACAGTTAAATGGTGATGGTTATCTTTATAATTTATTACCGACAGAACCTTCGTATAGTAATCACGTACCCACAGGTTCATTCTTTACTCGTAAAGATGTTTTAACTAATCCTACTAAAATTGAAATTTACGACAAATATTATAAATATAATTCAGTTACTAATGAAAGTGGTGATTATATGATATTAGGAGTGCCACTTGGGTCTCAAACTGTTGTTGTTAATATAGACTTATCAGATATTGGTGAATTTTCATTGTCACCTCAAGATATGATAAGAATGGGTATTGCAACACCACAACAAGTGGATGGTACTAAATTTAAATCATCTAGTAATTTAAATGAATTACCTCAAATCATATCAATTAATAGAAATATAACAGTTGAACCATTTTGGGGTGATGAGAATGTTTGTGAAGTGGGTATTACAAGAACGGATTTTGATTTATCCGCTGAGAAAAACATTAACATTCAACCGACTTCAATCTTTATGGGGTCAATAATTTCATCAACCGAAGACCATGCTTTAAAACTTAAATGTAAACCGGCATTAAAATCAGGTAGTTTATGTTCTTTGGTTACAGGTCCGGGTCAAATACAAGCTATAAGACAGACAATTAAAACTGATATTAATGGAAGACCTGCGTTAGAAGTTGCGTCCTTTGAAGAAGGAGGACAGGTAATTGATGATAATGGTGCTTGGATGTTTGATGTTCCAATGAATTTAGATTATGTGGTTACTAATGAATTTGGTGAACAAGTGTTATCTAATGACCCTAAAAAAGGTATACCAACTAAAGGAAGGTATAGATTTAAAATAATGTGGAATCAACCTACTGATTTGGGTGCTAGAATAAAACGTGCAAATTTCTTAGTTCCAAATATAAAAGAATATGGGTGGACATCACCTACAGGTAATGACCCATTAACAGGAAGACCTGCCGGTAGTACAGGTAAGTTTGGTAATATAGATAACCCTTGTGACTATACTAGTACAGTCCCAATAACTAATAATGGTAGAGCGGCTAAAGCACTTATTTCCTT